GGAGGTCTTACTGGTTTTGCTGGTGGTTTTGTAGGAACCAAGATGGGAGGTCAGATGGGTGGATTTGCAGGAGGTCTTGTTGCTACTGCTCTTCTTCAACAATTAACAACACTTAAAAGTGCTTTAGATGAATTAGGTGGTTCTTTTGATGTAATGACCCCAAATATAGACAAATTAACAGAGTCTTTAGGATTGGCTGGAACAGCAGAAGGTAGAAGATTAAAAATCATAGAAAGAACTCAAGGTGCTCATGTTGCTTTAGAAGTGGCAACAGAAAAAATGAATCAAATGATTGGTGAAGAAGGAGTTAAACAGTTAAAAGAGTTTTCAGAACTAAGTAAAGCTGCTGGAAATAATTTTAAAATTGGAGCAACAAAATTCCAAGTATTTTCTGCTACAGTATTAAATTTTCTTAGCAAGTTTTTAGGTTTTGAGGACGCAATAAATAAAAGAACAATTGAAGAAGGTGTAGCTTTAGGAGCAAAATTAGGTAATAAGGAAGCATTAGATATAATAGCTGAACAAAAAAGAATAGATGCTATACCAAAAGTAGATCAAATACAACTTTTACCTACTGGTACTGGAGGGTTTGTTCCTTTTACTACTAAAGTCAAAAGTAAAGAAGCTGAAGATGCACAATTAATTTTAGATAAAAGGAAAAAAGAATTTAAACTAGTAGCAGATAAATTAGCATTAGACATAGAAAGACAAGATCTTCTTAATGAGGGATTAAAAAGTATTACAGATCAAAATACATTTTTACAAAATCAACTTGAGTTAGGAAGGCAAGGTGCAGAAATTGAAAAATTAAAAGTTGAAATGGCAAAAAGAATGAAAATTAATGTAAAAGATTTAACTAAAGAACAAGTTGAGCAAATTAAAAATTCAATAAAACTTAGAGATGAATTGACAAAAATAAATGAATTATATTCAAGTATTGGTTCAACAATAGAAACAGGTCTTGTTGATGCGATAGAAGGTGCAATAAATGGTACTAAAACTCTTGGTGATGTTGCTCGTAGTGTATTTACACAGATTCAAAGATCACTCATACAGTTTGGTGTTAATTCTTTCTTAGGAGGACTTCCTGGTGGTCTTGGTAAATTCTTTGGAGGTAGAGCTGAAGGTGGGCCAGTAAAACGAGGTGGTAGTTTTATTGTTGGAGAACGTGGACCAGAACTGTTTACACCTGGAGTGTCAGGTATGATTACACCAAACCATGCTCTTGGTGGTTCTACAAGTGTTGTTGTCAACGTAGATGCTTCTGGTTCTTCTGTTGAAGGTGATGAACAAGGTGGTAGAGAACTTGGTCTTGTATTGTCAGCAGCGATAGAATCTGAATTAATTAAACAAAAACGTCCTGGAGGTTTACTTGCATAATGGCTACCTTTCCCTCGATTACCCCAACCTACGGACAGCAAAAAAGATCACAACCAAATACTAGAACAGTACGTTTTGCAGATGGGTTTGAACACAGAATATTATTTGGACTCGCTGCTCATCAAAATCCCAAGATATTCAATTTTACCTTTAATGTTTCAGAGACAGAAGCAGATGTTATAGAAGGATTTTTAGATAGTAGAGCTAATGATAGTGCTAGTTTTGATTTCACTCCACCAGGAGAGGGCTTTACAAAAACTGGAACTTATTCTCAATCAGCCACTACAGTTACAATAACGATTACAAATCATGGTGTTGCAGTGGGAGATGAACTGACAGTAGATTATACTTCTGGTTCTGCTACTGATGGTACGTTTATTGTTGCCTCTGTTGCAGATTCAAATACTTTTACAGTAACGGCTGCTGCCAGTGCCACTAATAGTGGGAATGTTTCTATCACCTTGTCTGGTGCTGGCAAATACGTCTGTGAATCTTGGAATAAATCTATTCCTTACAATAATCGTGCCACAATACAGGCAACATTCAGAGAGGTGTTTGAACCATGAGTAGTGCTTCTGTTGTTAGTGATCTACAAAGTATTAATCCATCAGCAATAATAGAACTTTTTACTCTTACAACTACCGCAGCATTGCATGGATCAGCTACTACGCATAGATTTCATAATGGAACAAGTCTGAAAGATAATGGTGAAATAGTCTGGGCTGGTGATACATACCAAAGATTTCCTATACAGGCAGAAGGTTTTGCTTTTCAAAAAGGACAGCTACCTAGACCTACTTTGACTGTCAGTAACGCATTAGGAACAATTACAGCTATTCTTTTGAATGTAAATGAAACTACAACAGGAAATGATTTAACAGGTGCTACTGTTACTCGAATTAGAACTCTTGCAAAGTTTTTAGATGCTGTAAACTTTCCTAGCAATGTAAATCCTTACGGTACGCCAGATCCTAACGCAGAGTTTCCACAGGAAATTTACTCGATTGATCGTAAGTCAGCAGAAAACAGAGAAGTTGTTACTTTTGAACTTGCAGCAGTATTAGACTTAGCAGGTATTCGTGCTCCTAAAAGGCAGTGTACAAGAGCAGAGTTTCCTTCTATTGGAACGATTAACGGATGAATTGGAAAGAAGCTGCATTGGTTCATGCGAAAGACCAAGACCCCAAAGAATCTGTTGGATTATTAGTAAATATTAAAGGTAAAGAAAGATATTTTCCTTGTAATAATCTTGCTATGACTGCTCATCAATGTTTTATTCTTGATCCAATTGATTATGTTAAAGCATCAAATCAGGGAGATATTGTTGCTGTTGTTCATTCTCACCCTGTCACTCCACCAATAGCTAGTCAGGCAGATAAATTAAGCTGTGAGCAGAGTAAACTTCCGTGGCATATTGTTAACCCAAAAACAGAACAATGGGGATATTACGAACCATCAGGATATAAAGCACCTTTATTGGGTCGTCCGTGGGTCTGGGGTGTAACTGATTGCTGGTCTTTAGTAAGAGATTGGTATAAACAGGAAAGAGGTATTGAACTTAGAGATTGGGAAAGACCTATAACACCAGAAGAGTTTTTGAAAGATCCGATGTTTGAAAGATGTGCATGGAGAACTGGCTTTAGACAGTTGAGACAGGAAGAAAAGTTAGAGAATGGTGATTTATTATTTATGTCGATTATGGCAGATGGATTAAATCACGTTGCTTTGTTTCTTGATGGTGAAGTATTACACCATTTAACAGATAGACTTAGTTGTAGAGAATCTTATTCTGAATGGTTACTAAAATGTACAGGAGGGAGGTATCGCTATGCTTCGTAAGATAAAACTATATGGAGAACTGGCAGAATTTGTTGGTCATAAAGAATTTGAAGTACAGGTAGATAGTCTTGCAAAGGCAGTAAGTTTTTTAATAAATAATTTTGAAGGAATAGATAAATTTATGAGTCCAAGATATTATCAGGTAAAAGTTGGTAATTATGAAATAGATGAATCAGAGTTTAACTATCCGATAGGGCAAGAAGATATACATTTTATCCCTGTTATTGCTGGTGCTGGCGGAGGCTTACGAAAAACATTATTAGGAGGTGCTTTGATAGGATTAGCTTTTGTCACTGGAGGAGCTTCTTTTAGCTTTTCAACAGGTCTTACAGGTGGTTTTTTTGGTACAACTGCTGTCAAACTAGGCATTGGTTTAGCACTTACAGGAGTATCTGAAATGTTATTTCCTTTACCAAAACCAAAAGAGTTTACGTCAGAGCAAGATCCAAAATTATCTTTTAATTTTTCTGGAACACAGCAAACAAGCAGGGCAGGTACTCCAGTACCTATAGTGTATGGTGAAATTTTCACAGGAAGTGTTGTAATAAGTGGAGGAATAGATACTGAGCAGGTACAAGCATGACAAAAGATCCTAAATTAATTAGAGGTGCTGGTGGTCCTCCCCCACCTCCACCTCCAAGACAACCAACAAGAACTCCTGATACTTTACACAGTAAGCAGTTTGCTACTTTCCTTGATCTTATTTCCGAAGGAGAGATAGAAGGTTTCGCTTCTCCATCAAAGGAAGGTCTGACGAAAGGGACTACTGCATATACAAACGCATCACTGAAAGATGTATTTTTGAATAATACTCCTGTTTTAAAAGCAACGGCCAGTTCATCTAGTCCTGCTACAAACGACTTTAATTTTCAGAATATTTCTTTTGTTTCACGTTTTGGAACGTCCAGTCAGACAAAGATTCCTGGAATTGAAACCAGCCAATCTATTACTCCAGTAGGTGTAACTGTAACAGTAGCTTCTCCTGTAACAAGACAGGTAACAAATACAAATGTTGATGCAATAAAGGTATCAATAACATTTCCTCAAATACAAAAAGCAACAAATGAGGGTGATTTACTAGGTTCTTCTGTTCAACTTAAAATTGCAGTTCAGTATAATTCTGGTGGTTTTACTGATGTCATAACAGATACAATTACAGGACGAACCGCAGACGCATATCAAAAAGATTACAGAGTAAATATTACAGGTTCTTTTCCTGTTGATATAAGAGTCATAAGGGTTACGGCAGATAGCACAGATACATCTTTAATAGATGCTTTTCAGTTTACAAGTCTTACAGAGATAGTTGATGAAGCATTTACTTATGACAATAGTGCATACAACTCCATCAGATTAGATTCGCAGTTATTTAGTTCAATACCAGCTAGAAAATTTAGGATCAGAGGAATAAAAGTAAGGATTCCAGGTGCAGGTGCTAATGGATCGGGTACTCCGACAGTAGATACTGCCACTGGTCGTATTGTTTATCCAACTGGTTATATTTTCAATGGAGTAATGGGTGCTGCGACTTACACTAACTGCCCAGCGATGTGCTTATTGGATTTACTCACCAATACAAGATATGGTTTTGGAGATCATATAACAGATAGCAGCTTAGATTTATTCTCCTTTGTTAACGCAAGTAAGTTTGCCAATACTCTTGTTGATGA